CAGACAGAGATGTTTGACGATGTTAATTTAGGAATTACCCCTACTAGTAGAACAATAAGAGAAAAAGACCCAAGGCAGGGTGAATTATTTGGTATAGATGATACCCAGTTGGGCCTCTTTGATAGAGAAGATGCTCCAAAACAACTAACAGATCAACGCATAAGACAGCTTATGGCTCCTTCTGCATCTGAGACAGCTATACGTATGCGAGATACTAGAGGTGATACTCCTATAATAGCTGGCCCAGCAAGCGAAATTACTGGTAAAACAATTCAAAATCAAACAGACGCGTTAATATCAAAAGCAAAAGAGTTACGTAATATTATATCGCAAGGGCAAAAAGAAGGTACTGCTATCGCGGAAGGTATGGTTAAAAAAGCTAAAGCAAATTTAACTAATGTTGAAAAAGATTTAAGAGAAAGATCAAAACAAGAAGATCTGTTTAAGCAAGCAGAAAAAGATCAGTTAGAAGGGTTTGCAAAAGAAGCTGATAAACTAAATCTCAATGAAGGTAGGGTATATGCTAATTTAGATAAGGCATTTACAGGAGTTAGAACTGATGAAGACACCACGGATAAGCGTAAAACAGGTAGAGAAGGCGTTCCAGATGATGTGGGAGATGGAAGAAGACAAACCACTGGAGATACCACAGGAGTTGGACCACTTGTCGATAAAGGATTGGAAGATGCTGGGAAATCTATTCCAGTTGACCTTGGAGGAGAAGGACAACGAGCCACTGCATTAACTAGCGATGCACAACAATTAATAAATACTGTAGAAAATAAGAAACCGTTACCCCCTTATGAAGACTACAAACGCATATTAAAAGAAAATAATATAGAAATAACTCCTCAAACCACACCTGAGCAAGCTATTAATTTATTGAAAGAAAAAGCTGAAGTTGGACTCACCGCTACCGAAATGGGTAAAGTTGGGGCTGCGTTTACAGCAGACAATATAAAACAATCTGATGTAAAGTTTGCTCCATCTAAAACACCAAAATTAGTTGATAATAGAAGTAAACCAGATTTAACTGCCACTGAGGTAAGAACTAATGTAACAGGGGGTAGACAAGAGGGGCGTATACTTGACCCTGTAGTAAGGAAAAAAATATTTGATAAAATTAAATATGAAGAGCCTATGAAGGCTAATATACTTCCAACTGCATTAAAGGATATTTATGGTGATGCGTTATCTAAAGTTAAAATAACTAGAGAGACAACCTCTTATGCAGGAGGACATCATAATGGTGGAGTTGTTTTACAAGGCCAATGGCCTCATGCCGTACCTATTGCTCCAAATGTAGTGGCACACGAGTTGGGACACGCCTCACATTCATTATTAGGTAATTCTATTAACACCGATCCCACGATACAAAAAGAACTTTCTGCAGTAGAGAACCAACTATATCCTAATCTTAGAGATAGAATACTTACTGCAGATAAACAGCAAAAAATAGACCCATTAGATATAGAATTTTTTAATTATTTATTATCTCCTGAAGAAATAATTGCTGAATTTAATGTGTATAGAATACTACAGCCAGAACAAGCTAATAAAATAGCTCCTAATTTAGTAGATAAATTATCTTCAGTAGAATCAGCTAAAAGTCTAGTTGTAGATAGAAAAACTTTCCCTAGTGGGTTTGGTAGAATAGTAATCACCGCACCAGAATATTTTGATGGAGATTTTACCAAACTTAATGCTGCTATGAAACGTGCAGTAAAAGACAAAAAACCCACCGCTACCGAAGAGAGCAAAAGTTTTATTTTTGGTGCAAGAGAAGGCAAAGTTACTAAAAAAGCACTATCAACTCAAGACTCTAAAAATTTAGCGAAATTTTTGCCCCTACCAGAAAAAGAGATTAACGCTAGAATAGAAAATATAAATAAGACAAAACCAGAGACTATAAAAAAAGATTCTCCCAAAGCATACCTATACAATAAAATAGACCCTAAGTTCCAATACATAGACTTTATGGAGCGCACCACTGAAGACAGTAAAAGAATTAAAGCCGCACAAGCAAAGGCCGATAAAGAGAAACAAGCCAAAAAAGATGAAAAAGCAAGAGAACAATTTGTAACCGATATAAAAGATGAAGCAGCTCAGACTCTTGCTAAAAAAGATGCGGCTAGACAAGATGAAGTCAAAAAAGACTTGGATAAACAGTTTGGGGAGCAGTTTGAGCAAAGGCTACAAAGATTACCAAAGGAAAAATATCAAGCATTTAGAAAGGCAAAAGAAGACTTTTCTGAAAACCTAAAAGAAAATATGGCTATGAAAGGTGAGATTAAGGCAACTATAGTTGATCCCACCACTGCCGCAGATAAAAAAGCCATACTAAACTTATTTAAACCAAGACAAGGACTAGATGAAACTGGAAAAGCTGCAAAAATGTACTTTGGCAAAGTTGGCTCAATACTACAAGGTATAGAGCAGATAGTATATGACGCAACAAATTTAAATCAAAAAGTCATACAAGGAAATTATAAAGGGCAAGAAGTTTTAGTCGGATACGAGCGTGTTAAGGAAGATATTTTTAATACATTTGAAGAGGGGGCTGGGTCTGTAGCGGCACGTAGAGCGCAAAAGTGGATGCTTGACAACTTAGGAGATGATACAAACGCATATGTTCTTAAAAGATTACAAGATAGGCATAAGGAGAATCAATTTAAAGATACCATAATTGGTCATCAACGTATGAACAAATCAAACAATAAAGTTGTTTCAAGTAGAATATCACAAGACCAGTTAGCTATGCGCTTTGATCCAGAAGTAATGAGCTTATTAGAATCAGGTAATTTAAAAGAAGCCTTAGAAGTTATGTACACTCCCAATGATCTTGGCTCTCTATCTCAAAAATTAGCAGATAAAATAGGTGATACCAAAATAAAAATTGTGCAAACACTTGAAACTGACGGGTCTTTTGATCCCAAAACTAATACTATAGAACTCAATCCTGCAACAGGTATGAATCCTCATGTTCTTTTACACGAGGTTGCACACGCAGTTACTTCTGCTACCTTGGCTAACAAAAGCCATCCTATGACTAAACAACTTAACACGTTATACAAAGAAATAAAAGGTAACATTAATCCTGCTCTATCTAATGTGGATGAATTTGTGGCAGAGGCCATGAGTAACCCATCTTTTCAGTCTGAGCTATCACAAATAACATCGGTAAAAGATGGCACAAATATATTTCAAAGATTTACTAATATTATATCTAATTTCTTAAAACGTCTCACTGGCAAAGAAGCTAAACCTTTATCTGCCATGGATGTGGTTAGTGATAGTATAGAGGGTTTAATCGCTCCAGCTCCAAGATTCAGAGATGCACCCAAGCTTAACATGTTTTCAAGCACGTCAGGTGCAAAAGAATATATGAAAACATTCAGTCAAAACATAAAAGATGTATATAATGCAAACAAACCCACCAAAGATGATCCTAAGCTTACACAAAGAGCGCATGGTTTGTACTATGGATTATCTAGAAAAGGTAGGGCAGTGTTTCTTCAAACAGCAGGGTTACAAGCATTAGCGGATGTTGCTAGAAAAATGGGGTTTGATCAGCTTGGTATAAAGTTAGACAGGGCTGTAACCATGCAACGTGGTGCGATGGATGAGGCAGACAGAATTTTTACTAAAAAAGCTGAAGAAGTTTCTGAGTGGTACAGAGGTGCAACAAAAGAACAAATATCCTCTATGGACAGAGTTATTTACAACGAAATGTATGGTAGCACTATCTATCAAGTAGATCCTAATAAACCAAGAAAAGACTATGTAGGTAAGACTGATAATGATGGTAATCCTTTAGATGAGGTGTGGGATAAACAAAGAAAAGACTGGGATAACATAGGTAAAGAAGGCCAAAAAACTTATAACTTAATGCAACAATATTACAAAGACCAATATAAAAAATTAAAAGATGTGTTTTTTGGAGAAATAGATAGTGTAAAAGAGTTAAGTAAAGAAGGTAAAGAAAAGTTAAAGAAAGATATTTTTCAAAGATTATTTTCTCAAAACGAGCTATCTGTATACTTTCCACTCATGCGTAGAGGCAAATTTAAGTTAAGTTATAGACTAAAAGAGAAAGAGGGCAGGGATAATTATGTAATGCAAATGTTTGAGACACCTGCTCAAAGAAATGCTGAACTAAGAAGATTGAAGCAAAGCGATCAGGTAATACAGGATAGTTTTGAACAATCTGATACTTTTAATATAAAAGCTAATATGTTTACAAATGCCCCAAGTGGATCGTTTATAGGTGATACTCTAGATATATTAAATAAAGAACTTGAAGGAGACACAAAAGCTAAAGAAGAAATAAGTAATCAATTTATGAGATTATATATAGAAACACTCCCTGAAACGTCTTTTGCTAAGTCACTACAACCACGCCTGGGTACACCTGGATATCTAACAGACTCTCTTGAGGCGTTTAGAAGTAAAGGATTTGATTTAGGCAGGCAAATTGAACGTGTGAAAGCCACTTCAGAGATAAGACAAATACAGAATGAAATCAGGCAGTTAAAAGAGCCAAATGCAAAAAATATTGGAGAGGACTTATTTTCTGATAATAAAGGTATAAAAATAAAACCTAATTTAAAGAAAACTAAAGAGCTACTTCAAGGTATACCAAGTGGCTTTTTTAAAAGTTTTACACCTGCATTTGAAGATATGCGAACAGAATTATTAGCCAGAGCAGACTTTGCTATGAACGGTGCGGCTAACAAAGATACTGAGCATTATATTAAAACGGCAAACCAAACAGCCTTTTTATTTACAATCGGATTTAACCCTTCATCTGCGATTGTTAACTTAAGTCAAATACCTGTGTTCGTAGCCCCGTTCTTAGGAGGGCAGTTTGGGTATAAGAAGTCAGCAAAGCAACTTGGTGAAGCCTATAAAACTGTTATGCAGTCAGCAGAAACTAAATTTTCAGCACCCGCACTCGATAGTTTTTATGACATAAACGAAGAGACAGGTGATTTAACAGTAAAAGATGGTCTTGATGACCGTATTGATAAAGAGATGTTAGAGAGAATAAAGCCTGTGATTAAAGAGGGATTAAACCGTGGGCAGTTAAATAGAAGCTTTATAGCTGATACGTTAGGATTAGGAGAACGAGGTAGAACTCAGACAGGTTCCTTATTTGACAAAGTAACTGGTATCTCAGCTATGATGTTTAACACAGCAGAACGTATTAATAGGCAAGTGACTTTGTTATCAAGTTACGAGTTAGTGCTGGATGCAATAAACTCAGGTAAACCATTTAAGAGTGAATTCTTAGGACAAACAGTGCAGTCTGCTAATTTGACTAAAGATGAAATACAAGACATTGCAGCGAAGGAAGCTATTTACATGACACAGCAGTTAAACGGTGGCTCTGTGTTAGAGACTGCTCCTAGAATAGCACAACAAGGTATTCCGCGTGTCGCTATGATGTATAAGACTTTTGGTTTGCAGATGTATTACACCATGTTGAAGACTGCAAATACCATGTTAAGCAATGACCCATCTATATCTAAAGAAGAAAGAAAAACTGCTTTTAAACAGCTAGCAGGGTTACATGGAACAGTTCTCTTTGTGTCAGGTGTTCATGGTTTGCCACTTTATGGTGCTTTTAAAGTAATCGCAGGGTTGTTGGCGTATTTATTTGGTGAAGATGATGATGACGACTTTGATACAATGACAAGAAAATTATTTGGAGAACTTGGCTACAAGGGTGTGATAGCAGAGTTTGCAGGTCTAGATGTTTCAGATCGTGTGAAATTTACTGGGCTTCTGTTCCAAGAAAATAGATACCAAGCTGATCAATCGCTTTCAGAACTTATCGTAGGAGCTTTAGGAGGCCCTGCTTTGAGTGTTGCTGAGAAATTTGTGCGTTCAGCCAAAAATATAAGTGAAGGTGAGTATGAACGTGCATTTGAAGGTGTTATGCCTACAGGGGTCTCTAACTTTTATAAAGGTACTGTAGGTAGAATAGCGCGAGAGGGGTACGTGACAAAGCGTGGTGATCCTATATTTACAGACGTTAACGCGTTTGACCTAGTGGGAGTAGCGTTAGGTATTCCGCCTACAGAGTACACATTTGCAGGAGAGCAAACCTCAGACTTTGTTGATCTGGGTAAGGCACTAACAGAAGAACGAACTAGGCTACTTAGAATACGTAACATAGCTGAACGCAACTTTGATTATAAAGGTTTGTCAAATGCTTTAGCTAAAATAGAAAAGTACAACAAAAAAGTTTTAGGTCGTGGGTTCAGAAAAGCCGTTATAACTGGTGACACTATCAAATCATCTAGGGATTCTTTTGCCAGAACCACTGCAAATATGCACAGAGGAGCTTCTGTAAGTCCTCTTATAAGAGAAGCACTATCAGAATTAAAAATGGAGTATGGATAAAAAATACCCCCCGAAGGGGGTCAGTTTAGGGAGAGAGAAATATTATTATGATACCCAAACAATGTATCATAGAACTCTCCAAAAACGAACACCTAATTTACTATTTTCTACTTTTATTTGATTTTTTATAGTCCAACCCTTACGTTTAGCTATTTTTTCTACCTGTCTCACGCATTTGTCTGTATTAATACACAAGATAAATACAGAAGAACTTGTTACCATGCGCTCCCAGTTTACTACAATCCTCACACCATCAGGGTTTAGATCATCAATCTTCAATACTTTTTGCATTCTCGTTATCTATAGAACAATCTACCACGATTACGTCTGTTGGTGGTAAGCCCAAATGTGTACCTTTACTCAGACGTGCTTTGGTGCGTTTACCACCCAGCTTAGCTATGAGTTCATTTACAAACGAATTATAATTTATCTGTTGTTCACCACACCACTTCCTTAACGGTTTTGGCACAAGATAAACTTTCTTTAAATCTGTTTCATATCGTGCAACAAGCTGTCCTCTTGGTACAGACTCAGGTATTATTAGAGGGGTAACACCATCCTCTTGTTTGCGTAAGTCATCTGTACTTTTTATCCATAACACGTTACTCCAGTGTTCATGTATATAGTCGTTTAACGTATCCTCTACAGATACACTCATATCACCTACACTACGTTTATTACTTTTCAATAGGTCTACTGCCCATGCAAATAAATTCTTAAGATCGTAATCTATAAGACCAATGCGCTTTGCTATTATTAACCCTGTCATGGTACAAGCAACTAATACAGACCAGAACCTGTTTTCTGCAGAAAGCCCTGCCTTTTGATCCGCAGATATTTGCACCTTACGAAGAAGTTTTCTTATTTCTTCTAAGTTATTCATCACGTATTGTATGTATATCTTACCTGCATGACCGTAGTTTACGTTTACTTCATCTGCGAGTATATCGGTCTCTGTTTTATCTTCTAATATACTTTTTAAATTTTTAACACGGCACTCTAACACTCTCTGTGCTTCTGCTGTGGGCATGGATTTAACCATACTTATTTTTTCTATCATGCTTGCGTTAGCTGATGAAACACAGATCAGTCTCCAAGGTTTGCCCCTTTGACGCTCTACGTTACTATTTGCCGACATTCTACCTCTTTGTTTACCACCTGTTATTTGATAGGCTAGTGAAGAAAACTCAGGGCCTTTCATGTTAGTAAGTTCATCCATGTAAAGAGGTAAACTGTGGTAGACCTCTCCTCTGTTCATCCTGTGATTAAGTGAATCCCATCTATCTGTAATTAACTCCATTGGGTCACCCCATAAAGCCAACCCTGTCTTCATAGCCGTTGTTTTACCTACACCCGAAAGCCCATGTAAGTGCAGAGTTACAGCATTTATAGGAGTCAACGCTACCAAGGGAGAACCAAAAGATGTGCCAACAACAAACTGATGTAATTCAAAATGCTCACGATTGTAAAAGCTTGCTGTTTTTTTCCAACCCTCTAAAGTCCCTCTTGGTTCAAAATAACGAAACATCCCTGTTGTTGCTGTAGATGGTGGGTTAGATTTTATTTTATCTGCTCGTACCTCTTCCTTACCTAGTACAAACCCTGTAAGTTCATCATCTACCCACCCAAATTGTCTACGTGCTTCATCAGCTTCACTCTGACTTTGCAGTTCATTAACCCATGTTGTCGTATATTTCATAAGCTCATCCGTTCTAGTTACAGCTATGCCTTGCATAGATAGTTGTTTTCGTAGTTCTTCTTTTGAAGTTACTGCAGTTAAAGGTATAGTAAACTCTCTTACCCCATCTTTAGGTAAGTGTAATCGCATCACGATGGCTTCACCTATCTCTGAATCACGTACACGTTTAACAACATATAGGTCGTTCTGGTATATCATCTTATCTTCTGGTTCACCATCACTGTCTATATTCCTTATGTATATGCCACCATTTGCACCTCTGAAATATGGCTTTGGATATTCAGGTATACCGTCTTGTTTTGGGGCTTGTTTAATTACCTTACCTAGAGCAATAGGCGACTTTATTTTACCCCAGTGAGAGCAATCTGCACATATCTTTGGATTGTGTTCATCAAATGTAGTGCAAAGGAAAGGACCTTTTATAAGATTAACCTTCTCCTCTGTTAACGTCTTATCATAGCCATCATGCCCCACAGATATAAAGTTTGTGGCTTTCTCTTTATCTTCACAGAACTTGGCTATAGACAGTCCTGCCCTCCACATAGGTTCGCTTAGGGTTTGTCTGTTATCTATTATATGCTTTAACTGTTGACACCCTACACCCTTTTGTATTTTCACTAATATATTTTTAAATCTATATTCTGCGTTTCGCATCAAGGCATCTTCAAATACACTTATGCGAGCGTCATCTATCTTGCTTGGTACAGCCATACCCCCACCTAGCAAATTAGAAAACTGTTCAAAGTCTATAGTTTTAGGAACTGTATCACCGATAAACGTCACTCGTCTTACGTCATCTTTCTTGTAATTATTAGTATAAGGTATGCGAAGCACCCGCGCGCCGTCCGCAGTTACATTAGCGTCTGCTAACAAGTTATGGTGGTTACACAGACTACGTAGTTTTAGGGCCACTGGATACCAATCATCATATGGCACACTAGCCGTCAGCGTCCAATATACGTGGATTCCATGTCCTGAGTTCACTATAACAGGTTTTGGTAGGCCTGTGTTCTTACAGAACAGCTGCAATGCAACAAGAGCTTCACGCTGATCTTTGTATTCTTTACCCTCACCACAATCTAAATCTAAAAAGAAAGAACTAAGAGATTTTATGTTTGGCACTTTACGTGAATCCGCAGTCTCAAACGTGGCTAAACCAAACGATACATTATAATTGTTGTTATTTAAATTACGTGCTGTCTCAACTACTTGGTCAATAGAGTTGTAAAACTTTTGTACTGCCTTATCTTGGCTAAGACCGATCACGCAGTAGAATCCATCGCTGTCTAGGACTCTACTTAAAAATGTTTTTAATTCCATAGTTTCCACCCGTTGTAAACCGTGACTGAAAGGAAATGGAGTTGAACCCCTCAGCCACGGCTAATGTTAACGATTAATCATCATCCCAATCATCAACAATGTCACCCAAGTTAGTGCTATCTTTTTCAGCGGGTGGATGTGCTGAAGTTTTTGCGACCTTCTTAGGTTCTTCTACATCATCTGACACCTCACCAAAAGGATTATCAGACTCTGTAATCGTAAACCCTTCAACGTTATCAAAGGGATTTCTTTCCTCAATAGGAATATATTTAACCACTTGTACGCCACGCAATCGCAACGATATATTTTGTTTGCCACCCATATCCCATGGAACAAACTGTACAGCAATATTTACTGTACTTCCAGTAGTTAATAAGAAGTCATCAGGTAATTTATTACCTTTTGAATCAACCTGTAGAGGCTTTGTAGTTGGTGAGTTTTTAAACGCACCTGGTAATTTTGACTTAAAAGTAAAAGTACCTTCATCCTCCTTGGTAAAAGGATTTGCTAGTTTCTCAGCCCACTTATCTTTTTTATTATTTTTATATGCAGTGGACATAGCTTTGTGCAACGCCTGAGCTGTATCTTTCTCCATCCTAAACTGTATCGAGTATTCAGCATTAGGCTCTAGTGCATTGCACGACACGGACTTCGACTCCTTAGCATCAAACCTATAAGGTTGATTTATTTTAGGCCACAAAGCCTCTACATTCTTTATTATATATGTATCCATTCTCGCTCTCCTAAGAGGTTATATTGATTAGTAGTCTTCATCAGCGAACTCGTCTATATCGCCAGTAACAACGGTATCCATTGCGGCATCTATACGTCTTTCGCTTTTAGTTTTGGTCAATGCGTTTGCCACATCTCCCACACGAAACCGATAAGTGCTACCTATTTTTATGTAAGTATCTTTCGGTATGTGTTCTTGTCGTATCCATGCACGGACTGTGGATATAGACACGTTAAAGTGTTTAGCCAAGTCCTCTATGGGTACAAATGGTTCTGAGTTAGTCATTTTTTCCTCACAGAAATTATTACTTCAGTTTCCTTTTCAAGACCTTCTGGTATTGAATCAGGGTTGTCTTCCATAAATTCTCTAAGATTAGACTGATTGATTCGCTTGTCCAACAGTTGTGGAACATTATGCTCTATTATAAATTTGTGCATAGCATCCCAGTCTGCAGTCCAATACTTTGTACGTCTAGACCTAAAGAATAAACCTTCGGAAGTTCTAACGCTTTCTGCATTGTGACGTTCACAATGATCTAGCATAGCCTGTTTAACAGTATCTAACTGTCGTATAAGTTTAGCCTCTTTTTCTTTAAACTCAGCTTGTAGAACTGCTCGTTCTGCTCTTATCTTCAAGTAAGTTTTTGTTAGTTTATCAGGAGTAATCTCCACCATAATATATCTCCTTGTTTATTATATAATTATATATAGTATCAAAAAATACTTTAGTCAAGTATTTCTTTGTAAAGATCAATTAATTTTGTGTGTACGTCTATTCTACTATCTAATAGTCTGTAAACGTGTTTTTCAGCACTAGACCCTTGGAGTTGTACAACAGTGGTTTTATGAGTTTGTCCTGATCGGTGAACTCTAGCATTAGCTTGCTCGTAGGTCTCAAGGCTACTCGTAGGTCCCCACCACACGACTGTGTTAGCTCTTGTTAACGTGACACCATGGGATGCCGCTTGTGGTTGTATCACGAGTACCTGTGGGTCAGGATCAGTCTGAAACTTCTTGAATATGTCAGTCCTTTTATGTGCAGGAACATCTCCACGTATAATCTCTGTAGTTATACCCTCTGCTCTAAGTTTATTTGTTAGTATGTCTATTACATGTTTGAAAGGTACAAATACTAAAACTTTTTGGCTTGACTCGTCTATGACCTCTCGCAATACCCTGTATCTGTTTTTTATATCAAACTCTAATGCAGAACCCTCGTCAGTATATATTGCTCCTGCAGATATTTGTAATAGCTTGTTCATGGTTACGGCAGAGTTAACAGCAGTAATCTGTTCTCCTGTGACTTCCATAATCATCTGGTCTTTTAACTTCTTGTAGTATTTCTTTTGTTGTGCCGTCAACTCGACTAATCTTTTAGTGTAAACCATATCAGGTAGATCAAGACATTGATCTTTGGTGAACCGTATAGCAGGTTGTAAAGCTCTGTATACTATGTCTGTAGCGTTATCTCTAACTTTCCAAGTAAATTTAGAAACTTTATACATAACCATATCTTTGAAAGCACCATAGAATCTTGGCACTCTGTTTCTATCTACCATCTTGGCTAGACCGTAAGCATCTGCAGGGCTTTGAGATGCAGGTGTACCTGTCATCATCCACAACCAAGTATTTTCTTCTAATATACTTTGTAGTATCTTCCATCTCGTAGTTCGCACATTTTTATAATGCGTTGCCTCGTCAACAATTATTAAATCAAACCCACCTTTTTTTATTTGATCACGCACTATTGCAACACCATCATAATTTATAACTACAAAATCTGACCCCTCTTCGATTATCTTTTTACGTTTATCAGAAGAGCCATGCGCTACCGAAACACTCCTATGTGGTGCGAATGTAAACAAGTCATCACGCCATGCACTATCCATAATTGACAGTGGGCATATCACTAACACCCTTTTAATAATACCTAAGTTCATCAAATAATCTGATGCCCATATAGCACTAGCAGTCTTGCCTGTACCTTGTTCGTTAAAACAAAAAGCCTTTTTATTCTTAGTTAAAAAAGATGCCGTAGATATCTGATGTTTAAATGGCTTATGTTTGCCAGGCCACTCATACCGTGCCTGTATCGGTGATGGCACGTTAATGTTGAGTTTGTTTAGTGTCTGGACTTGCTCCAATCCCCACTTCACCATTACCTCATGGTCACTAACTTTACGACTTTTAGGTATGGCAGAAGTAACTTTGTTAGGCTCACGTAGTTTGAGCAACAAAGACTTGTTGTCTATAATCTGCATGTATTCTCTCTATTTATTTTTCTTTTTTGTGCTTCCGCCTGAGAGCTTCTTTCGCTCTTTTTGCGATCTGGGCTTGTTCGGTTTTCCCAGATACCTTGGCTCTTTGCTCCATAACAGTGAGGATTTGTATTTTTCTAGCATACGGTTTGTTGATATTTTTGACTTTTCTAGCCGTAGCTTGAGCATCTGCAACGGTAGCATACTTAATTGGTACAGTATCTTTAGGATTTTCATCAGTATATAATCTCCTCCCTGAGCCTTTTGGTTTCTTACCAGTTCCTGTCTTTGGGTCTTTAGCCACGTTTTTTCCTCCCATTTCTTGCACGATTTTTAGATGGACTTTCTAATCTAGTACCATCTTTGTTTGATCCACCTTTACTTAACATCTTATTGTGAGATACATCTTTGCCTTTACGGTTGATACCTTTCTTGTCGTAGGCACGTCTAGCACGTTGACGCTCCATGCGATCGGAATGTTCTCCACGCTCTTTCTGTTTTTTGTATTCTTTTTTGTAGGGTCTGGGTGATTTAGTATATGCCATCTGCTACTCCTAGTTACTTCCATTATGTACACATTCTAACACAACACAGTGTCTTTTGCATAGACCACTTGGTCTTGCATTCCATACATCTTCTTTCTCTGCGATCTCCATGCGACTATATTTATAGAACCACTTATCCCACAGGTCTCCACTGTCTTCTTTCCTGTAAACTTCTTTTACAGCTTTGTTTGCAATAACAAACAACAACCCTGCGTTTATCTTTTGTATTTCTGGAAAGTGTTTGAACGTAGCCATAGCCATAAGTTCTAACTGTCCTTTGTCTGCATACTCGGCAGACTTGCTCGTCTTATAATCTATGACCCATGCCTTTTTGTCTTTTATTATAATAAGATCAGCTATACCTCGCCACCACACATTCTTATCTCTAAACCCACATGGGTCTAAGTTATCATCAAGCCCCATCTTTATCTCTGTTAACTTGTTACCCTTCTTACGTTCTAGTGCCTGTAACGGACCGTTTAAGTACGCAAACTCAGGTGGGATAGGCTTACCATTCTTTATGTATTCTTCGGCAACTAAGTGCATCTTTGTTCCATATCGCATAGCCTCAGTGTGTGGCTCTTTATAATCTTTAGCGATATTCAAATGGTAAAACTTCTTTGGACACTGCTCAAAGGATTTTATTTTACTAAATGACCAAGGGGCTATGCTCACTCGCAATCTCCATATGATTTACCTTTACCACTTTCACAATCTACTGGCAGACCCTCAGCCCAGTCAGGTGTCCAACGCATACATTCTTCTACGTAGGCTTGGGCTTGCTCTGCCTCTTCATCTCTTACACACGTAGCTATACTGTCGTGAACAGTCAATACTACTCTATATTTCTTGGCTATTCTTAACATTTGTTCGCCTATAATACAACGTGCTATAGCTTGGCAGACATTCTCTATAATCTTGCCACCGTATATTCTGGTGTAGCCTCGTCTCGTTTTGTAAAAAAACTCTAGGCCTTTCTCACCTTGTTCATGTCGTAGGTCGTCATATCTTATTGAAAGACCTGAAGGTAAGATTATATCTAAACCCTTAAAATTTAGGACTCCACGCTTCCCAAAGGGTGCAGACGCTCCTGACTTCAGGAACTGTTGGGCATCTCTCCATAACTCGTTTATCTTGTAGTTACTTTCTCTGTAGATCCTGATCACACGTCTTGCCTCATGAATGTCCATATCAAAACCAAAAGTCTGTAATTGATTCTGAAACTTCAAAGCACCCATGCCGTATCCTGCACCAAGTATAGTTGTCTTACCAACAAACCTCTGATCTTTAGTCACGTCTTGCTCGGCAACACCATATATGACTGATGCCATCTTTTTATATACGTCTTCTCCTTTGGTGAAAGCATTTGTCAAATCTTTCTGTTCAGCAAGCCAAGCTAACACCCTAGCCTCTATTTGTGACGAGTCAGCGTCAATCAGTGTGTGGTGCGGGGGTGGTAATATGCAACTCTTTAACTTGTTACCATCAACACCACGGCTAGGTAGGTTCTGTAGATTAATCTTGTCGTCACCACCCCAACGCCCTGTGTGTGCAGAATAATATCTTATGGGTACAGGGAGTAGTCCACGTTTCGCAATATCTATAAATCTCTGTGTACGTGTTTCTTCCAAAGTGCTTTTGTTACCTAGTCTTGCAGATACAAGGTTCTGTACTCTCTCGTCTGGATGTGTTTCTAATGCTTTGAAACCCTCGTCTGATTTAGAGAAAGCTAATGTCTCTTGACCAGTCGTAGCACTTATCTTAGTCGGAGGCTTAACACCAAGACCTTTTAATAGTTCTGCAAACTTAGGATTACTCATCAAATCCTCTTTGCTACACCCTGCGTTCAACAATAGTTTTTCTTTACGATTACGTGTTTCTGTTAAGTGGTTCTCTAACCAAATTAAATCTAAATCTAGCATAGGTTCTATGAACATACGCAAAGATAGATCAATTAGTTTTAGTTCTTTCTTTGGAAAGTCAGTTGCCATTTTTAAAAATACCTTGTGGGTCAACTCCACGTCATTGACACAGTAGTCACCAAACTTAGACAACTCTTCTTCGGTAAACTCTTCTCGTCTTTTACCTATAGTGTTCAACACCTCTTTGCCTTTTATACCAACGTCATACCGTTTTGCTAATGCGTCAAGGCTACTACTAACCTCCACACCGTTAACTGCTCTAGATATACACAGTGTATCAGTGTAGGCTTTTGGTTTAATGCCAAACTGCCAATTTAATATTGCACCATCAAACATAGTGTTATGTGCTAGTACCATGGAGCTTTCCCAGGGGAACGTATGTAAATACTCCTTAACTTGTTTGTGTGTACCACTCGCCCACTCTGTTGGATTGTTATCAAGTTTTATACCAAGACCAATGACTTCAAAGTCTTGGCTACGAACATACTCTTCAGTCGTCACTTTCTTTAATGAATAGTCTTTGTCGTAGTATGTTTCAAAATCTAATGTAATTAAGTTCATCCCTTGTACGATATCCTATCTAGTTCTTCTTCTCTCTCACGTTCTTCTACCACAGCGCACTCGTACTCTATACCCACGTAAGCCATGTTATCTACATAGTGATCTTTGTTAGTAGGACTGTTCATTCTTCGTGCTAACTTCGTAGCTTGATGAACCAAAGCTATATCTCTGGCTGTTAACTTGTTACCAGTGATAGCGTTAAATATGCGAGCAATGTGCTTGTGGTTTGACACAGGGCTACCATAGTCATCTAGCCTGTCGCCTGAAGTAAGTGAGGATGCCTCTGCTAACAAGTCACAACGATTTAAGTGTTTCTTCATAATATAATCCCCTTGCGTCTAAGCTTTGCAACAAACATCTGTAAGTCTTCTCGCTTTCTTGTGTAAGTTTCTTTTGTTTGTGGATTATTATCACGCATATAATCCTCCATGGCATTGTCCATAACTTTTTTGAGGAACCTCAATTCTTCTTTTTGTGCAGGGGTTATTTCTACCTCTTTCGTCTTGGGGTATCCATAATCATTTCTACTCGTCATCTCCAAACACCTCTCTCCATACTTTCATCCTCCTCGCTATCTTTTCTTGTAATCTTTTTTCTTTTTGTATGGCTCGCCACTTTAAATTGGCTCGTTTTTTTGATTCACCATTTTTGTTCATACGCACCACATACCATTTTCTATGCTCGTAACTAGCCTTTGGTATGGGTTTTAGTTCAAACTCTTTCATAAATTTTTAGGTCTCGGCAATGGAGGTTTAGGTATCTGTATAAAAGTTTTACTGCAAGTATTCTTACCATAGAATAATTCTGACGCGTTTTTGCACTCTTCTAATGTTCCGTAGTCTGCTCTGTAAAACTGTCCGTGCATACCGTCTAATTCAAAACACGCATACCCAAACGTGTCACCGTACGTCTCGTTAGTCCACGCCTGACACGCATCTGCTGTAGTGAAGTATGCTACCATCATAATACTATAAAGTGTTATCATCTTTCTCTCCTCTTTTAGTTCGCCCCCTATAGCACTAGGGGGCTAGATGTCTCGTACCCTATTCGACAAGATCAGTAGATTATGAGGTTCAAACCTAAAGGAGACCTACCTCTTGTTGCAGTGGATATTTCATGCCGTAGGACTCTCACTGCTTACCCTACTCGGTGGACACAAATTGAAAAACCACCGATCGCCACATTCATCTTAGGGGGTGAGTTAGTTCTATTGCATCTTTCATGCTACTCATTAGATCATCTACGTTATCTTCATTGATAACCATAGAAAATCCCCCTGCTCTTTTTATATCTTCTAAGTTTTTTTCTTGTAGTGCAGTAGGCTTATTGCTACCAGACTTACATTCAATCCCAAAAAATTTACCACGATAACACGCTACTATGTCTGGCACACCACTCCTCCCATACCCATAGGTCATGGGGTAGAAGTAATACGCATCCATAGCTTTCAACTGTGCTACTGCTTTCTTTTTTACTTTAGCCTCTGGTGTCATTTCTAAATCCAAAAAAACTGGTTTCAAAACTGGGGGTCGGCAAAGTCATACAAACCACCATTAGATATTATATTACGATAATAATCCTTACTACTATGACCATACTTGTCTATAAACTCTTCTTCGGTCATGTGTTCGGCATCTTGTTCCATGTCAAGGATTTGATCGCTAAGTCTACTCATTATTTTCTCCTTTGTACTATTGGGTTAGGGAAATCCCTAACCCATTTTTGGTTGTACGTTTGTGAGCCAGAAAATACCTTCTTCTGTTTTCCAACCCACGTTTCTTATTCTGTCATCTGGCTTAACCATTGAAAGCACTGCTATCCTATCTTGCATCCACTCTGGCAAATCACTTACACTAGCATAGCAACCAACTTCATTACTGTCAATACATTTAGTGCCTAGACATATTACATTAACGTAACCGTCATCATTACGTACTGAAACACGATAAATACTATTGTATATTGTTGAATTGTTACTTAACAACATAGAACATACCATCTCCAGTATTGTAACCAACATCTTCTACGTACTCGTCAACGTCAGTAATATTAAGAACACTAACCTTACCCAAGATATCTTCTGGCATTTCTGCCTCTGTGTAACGTTTTATTTCTTTCACAACTTGTGGAGTATTTGTCTGTAAGTTGTTAACGTCAATGACTTCAAAGTGTAGTTCCCCGTCCCCATACTTGTCATAGGCACGAACAAAGTGTACGTGTAGAGTTTTTGCTTTAGCCTCTTTAGACGCATCTATAGCTTCAAAACATTCTTGTAACTGATGTTTTAATTCTGGTTGAGCAAACTTGTAATCACTTTTGAGAATATTACGAAACTCTCTCTGTAACACGTCATCACCATATCGTATCTTACTCCAAAGATTATCTGCTATATTCCTCTTATCATTTATACCTCGTTTAAATTTATCTTCTATACTCCTCATTTCCATCTCTGCAATCTCTATAGGATTGATAGGTCGCATAGCTTTCTTGGCTTTACTGAGAATAGTTTTGAGGTTGATACTTGTGTGCATACTATGTTGGTCGTTGTAGCTAGCATACTTTTCATTACATATATTGCGTGATGCAACCATATACTTTTTCTCGCCACTAACCCATTCTTGATAGTCAGCCCAACCAATGTACCCCAAGACATACGGATTGTCTTCGAGGTACACCCATAACTCGTTATCATGTTTATATGCAAACTTTAATCCTGGTGAATAGGCTAGTAACTCTTTCACATACTCATGTAACTCTGGAATGATAGCACATATATGCTTTCTCTCGCCACTTAGTATTTCTTCAAGTGTCATAGTTTTATCTAGTATTTTACTAACTCTTGTATGTAATCTATTCATTATGTCCTCCTTGGGGTTACTAATTCTACTATTGTTGCCTCGGTATGTTGTTGCTTTAGTTCCAAGGCTTTGTTAATCCAGTTGTTGTATTGGCTACGCACTTTGGTTTCGATCTCCCAACTTTCGTAGTCTTGACCGTTCCGATCTTTGTACTCACCACGTTTGACCTTCTCCAGAATGCTATCACGCACAAACATATCAAGCAGGGTAACACGACATGGGTGGTCTTCGGTTTGAAACACATGAGCAATGAAGTCACCCTTGCCAGTCCAATCCCACCAATGGTTCATATCTTCAGCATCACCAAAGTCACCGTAAGCCCATTCATTATAGTGTTTCATCATGGTCTCTCGGTTTCTTTGATGTGTTT